CCCTTCTTGGCGCAGGCTTCACGAAACTTGGTAACAAAGTCAGCGGTCAGCCGTTCCGGCTTTGGCTGCTCCGTCATGCGCTGCACCTTCTCCATCTCCTGACGGCTAGGCCGTGGCTGGGTCTTGGATGCATAGCGCCAGTTGGCCAACGCCCTTCCGATTGAACTCGTCTCTGCGTTCTCGACGTGAGACGTGCGGTTCACTGGGCTAGCGTCACGCACCTCTTCGGCAAAGCCAGTAGCCACCGGGCGTGGGTCACTGATGTCCTTGTAAACCTCGGCCTTGAATACCACCCGGTTGTCGTCGTAGTGGTGAATCGAGGTAAAGATCTGACCGTTGGGGCAGTCCTCCCAGAACTTGGCGAGTCGTGCCTCTACTGTCTCGTAGTTGTCCAGATTGAATCTCATGATTATTTCTCCTTGTTGGTCACACGGAAAGTGCGGTAGTTGGATTGTTTCTTGTATTTCGCGGCCAGAGCTGGATGCTCCGCCTCGAACTTCTTGGTGTCAAACGTTGTGCGACTGGAGTTTCTCCACGTGCACACAAGCTCGTCTTGTACTGTTCCAAACTCAGAGTCGCCCATCATGTCGCACAACTCCGCCTTGGCCAGTGACTCGGCCACCTCGCACACTCTGACCTGTTCCTTTGCGAGCAGGTAGCGCTCCAGTGCGTCGAGAGCCTGTGGTCCCAATTCTTTCGTATTGTCTACGCCACCCCTGCCTTCGGGATAACGCTTGGCTACGTGTTCGTACTCCATCACCACATTGTCGGGCACTATGCCCATGTCAATGAAGGCCAAGAATTGTCGGCACTTTTCGATGTGCATACGCTTCTCGTCGCTGGTTACGCGCTGGGTGTAAAACGTCAGCTCGAGAGTTGAGTCAAAGATGACCCAGGTAATCTCGTCCACGTCACAACAAATGGCTTGTTGTACGCCTTGCCAATACCAGTGTCCGGAGAGTTGACCCCGCCAGATCTTGTTCATGGTCTTTTGTTCGTAAACCTTGCCGTCCTTGGTCATTGAGTCGATGGTGGCAATAAGCCTGACCCCGGGTTCTTCGTAACAATACAGCTCCGATGGTTCGTGGAGTTTCTTGCCGATGATGTCGGACGCCCATTGCCTGATGGGTGGTTCAAGACGAATGCCCCGATCCATGGCCGAATTGGTTTCCTTTGGTTGCGGTGGCGCATCCGCCAATAGTTCAACTGCCAAGTCGGCAGCACTGACATATTGGTGCTCGTTGTGCACTGCGGCAGACGACGAAGCGGCTATGCGCTTTTCGCCTCGCTCATTAATCCACCTGTCAACAAGCCAGTTGGCTCGGTCGCGTTTGGGTATGCGGTAATGCATCTGTCCTCCTCGTTGTTTGTATTCGGGTCGGACTCCACCTTAGCGGTGGTTGCCGATGTTCACAACCTAGAAAAGGGGTGTACCAAGGTTTATTATTTTTTGCACCATGCCCACGGGGATGTGGGTAATCATGCCAATGGTGTCGGGCTCCGGATCTTCGTCCGGGCAATAAGAACAAGTTACCGATACGTAATCCTCGAGCAAGTCAGGCCATAGCCAACCAACCGAAACTACGTGTTGTGGCTTGGCTTTGTATTCCTTGATGCTTATCCAGCCATTGGATGAATCGAATGCGTCGATCCAATGAATCGCCACAAGGGCCCAGGGAGAGGGACTAATCGAGCCAGCAGACATACTCGCAGGTTACCCTGCCCTTGTCCGGATCAACAAACATCAGTCTTTGGCTGGGTTTTCCAACCGCAGCCACAAAGCTCTTGGCGTATTGGTTGTCCGACTCTGGGCTTCCAGTAACCCAGATGCGCCCGCCATTAGCCATGGTTAGGTTGATCGGGGTATGGAAGTGACCCATGATTGCGTCGTTGAAATCCATGAACGTGGCCCATGCGTTGCACTTGCGCAGAATTGAATACGCCGGAGTCTGACCACCAAACGATGGAATCTCGTCGCCATGCACCACCAGCATCCTGTAGTTGCCAATGGTCGCAACTTGGTACCAGTCAGCAGACTGCTGCCATGTCACGTTCTTGAGGTGCGAACAACGCTCGGAGGCAATCTGATATGCCATGCGATCTACGTTGTCCGAACCCGGCATGTCGCCTTTGCGTCCAATGCGCCCGTGGTTGCCGTACTCGCAGACAACATGCACGTTCTTGAAGTAACCAGAAAGTCTGTGCACCGTTGACTCGATGATGTTGGCAACCGTGAACATCTGCTCAAACAGATGGGCTTCAACTTCATACTGTTGTCCGGGGAACACCGTAAGTCCCTCAACCATGTCGCCACCCAAGATAAGAACGCAGTCTGATACTGGATGATGGGCACGCTGAATGTCGGTAAGGCTCATAACCTTGTCCACCATCTGGTCAATGCGCTTGCGCAACACCTCCAAGTTGTAGGACACGGACACCTTTCCTGCTTGCCAGTCCGTTAGGTGCACTACTGCAACCTCCGGCTTACCCCGTCTAATGCGCTTTGGCGCTGGCTTTACCTTGATTCGAGGTTGCACTAACGCTGCTGCGCGTGCACCCTGGTAGACAGCTTCAACCAAGTCTTCGGTCTTTTTCTTTGCTCTTGCTGCTGCACGTTGGGCATTCTCCAACGCACGCTTTAGATCGGCTATCTCTTGTTCGGCCCTTGCTTCGTCACTTATTGTCATTGAGAATCTCCTCCCGGTACTGCCAAATGGTGTTTGCTGCACAATCGATTCCACGCTTCTTGAGCGCCCTAGAAATGGCAGGGCAAGGAATATCCCTGTCACGTACGGCTTGCTCAAACTCCTGGAAATCTTTTGGTGGCATCTTCTTTCTTACTTCGTCTATCTTCGTGCGGCCCCGACCGCCCGCACGTATCTGCTGTTTTGTTTCAGTCAGGAATCCCACGACGAGTCCTCCTTATCATGTTGAGACAACCCAAGTATCCAATGGCATCTCGCGTGTTGTCCGGTACGTCAAGCGCCTTTTTGATTTCATTGCTCAACCGTGACAACTTGACGGCAATCATGAACATCACTGCCTCTTCGGCGGTGAGTTTGATGCCGGTCATTGCCCGGAAGATATCTGCTGTTCTGGTGTAATCGTCTAGCGGGTGGTTGTAATCGTTTTGCCGATCACCGGTAACGAGGTTAAATGCCTCGCTAATTATCTCCGCGCCTGCGGCTTGCTGTTGCATGTTTCCCCTTGCTAATTAGTTGTTCTGTTTTCTCTATTAGAAACCAGAGTTCGTCTTGGTCAGACGCCCCTGGGTATACCTTACGAAGAAACTTCGCGAGTTGCCTCAATTCCATTCTTGTGTATTGTTCGCTCATTGTCAAGCATTCCTCCGTCGAGGTGAAACTCTAGGTGCTTATCTAGTCGTTCGTCAACTCGGTCCACTTTGTCCTCTACCCGTTGCTGGGATTTGCGTACGACGTGGAGAATACCCATGACGACTTGGTGGTCGGTCTGGTTTTCTTTGCGGAACTTGTTGATTACCGCGACAATGATTCCACCAACAGCCGTAATGGTAGCAACGATGATGCTTGCGGTAGCCATGTCCATTTCAAATCAGTTTCACCTTAGCAAAGGCGGCCTTCACTGCCTGTGGTGAGTCCGCCATTTTGGGTGAGATTTCTATGTGTATCCAGTCGCCACCGGGCGCACCGGTGATCGTGTGGCGTGTGTACTTGGTCCAAGCTTGCCGGTCGCAACGCCAGCCACGTCCATGCGGAACTGGAAAGTAGTCGAGGATCATCTCGATGCCGAGTTCTTCGTTGTTCGCTACGAGAAGTTTGATTAGTTCACGTGCGTGTTCTCTGCCATTTGGCTTACCTTTGGAGCCAGTCTTGCGGTAGGACAAGTCGATTGCCCTGCCGGTGGCATGAACGGACAACGATTCTTTACCGCGCTTGTTGCGCACGACCCACGTACCGTTGTTCCACAACGCACCGCCCGTGAGTTTGGCTACCTGTTTGACGAACTCCTCTGTGCCAGCCCGTTTGCCTGGGGCTGCTCCGTCGCTGGTGCCTGTGTATTTACGCTTCCGAGCCACGTCCGAAAGCCGGGTCGTTCGGGTTGATCCAGCGCAGAACGGGCGGGATGAGGGCTGCGACGAACGCTTTGGCTAGGTCCATCGGTTCGTAGTCGAGAGTGGCGACTACGGCTACGACGGCTCCGAGTGCCGAGCGTAGGTAGGAAAGGCACATCTGCCATTGCTGGTGGGTGATGCCGACTTTGACGCTGGGCTTTGAGGTACGCTTCTTTGTCATGATTGAAAGACTAGCACTTGGCGCAGGCGTATTTCTATGCCTGTTCGTGGGCGTGGGTGTAGTGCTGGCTGCTGGTTTGTTGTGGTTGTTGTCGTTGTGGGGTGACGACGAACTGCCGCTTGATTAGTTGACGATTTCAACCCATGAGGTTGTGTCTTCGTCCCAACTGTATTGTTTGCCGTCTGTTGGGTATGGGAGTGGTGGTTCCCATTGGCATGTGTCTTCGTTGAGAATCCACGATGCGTATGGTTGTGGTGCGATGAACGCGTCACGGTCGGCGTCAAACGTGTAGCCGATGCCTGCATAGTTTTTGCGGAACGTCGCATTGAAACTTGTTTGCTTCCAGTTGCCGCCGAGTCCGAGTGATTCTAGGAACGCTGCGCCTTGTGCTTCGTTAGCGGGTGCTGGGTCGGGGCAGTCGTTGTTGGATACCGATAGGACACGGAGGACCGTGTTGTTTTCGTCGAGTTGTGCCATGTACGCCATAAGAGTCTCCTTATGCTACTACGAGTGAGCCTGTGTCATTGAAGGTGTGGATTGTGTAGTTGCCGCTAGTGGTGATTGTTCCGCCGGTAACCGAACTGATTCGTGCTGCGGTTAGGTCTGCGG